GACATCCAGAGTGTACATGGGATTCGTTGTGCCAATACCTACATTAACAGACCCCGTAGATCCAAAGTAAATTTGAGAACCTGTTGAGCCCGACCATTGCGAGCCAACATATAATTGGCCATTTCTATAAAGATCGCCATTGAAGTTGAGATCACCTGCAACATCGAGAAGGTAATTAGGGTCAGTTGTACCAACACCGACATAGACTGAACCTACCGAGCCAAAGTAAATTTGAGAACCTGTTGATCCTGACCATTGCGACCCGACATACAGTTGGCCGTTTCTATAAAGACTGCCATTGAAGTTGAGATCGCCCGCAACATCAAGAAGATAACTTGGATTTGTTGTACCAACACCGACATAGACTGACCCTACTGATCCAAAGTAAATTTGTGAACCTGTTGATCCTGACCATTGCGACCCGACATACAATTTGCCGTTTCTATAAAGATCACCTGTAAAATTAATATTGGCTGCGGTTAAAGAATTTGCGGTTTGGATGTCTTTGTAAAAGGTAATATGTTGATCATCAAACAATGCACAAGTGGTATTTTCATTAACGATACCAAACTTACCTGTACCAATTGAATTGACATTTTGACCAATGGTCCAATTTCCTTCAGTGGCATAATTATTGGTTGCAGAAAAAGAGATACTTGTTTCATTCCCTGAATACATATTAGCTAATCGAATTTGCGATTTTTTCTCTGTACGGATGTTTAATTGTCCATTCATACCAGTACCTCCATAAGTTACTACAGAGCCTGTAAAAGAACTGATGGATTCAGTTGTATTAAAAATCGTAAGGGCTCCTCCGATCATGGCATTTTTACCAAGTGCTAACCCACCTGCTATAGAAATAGCTCCTCCTGAAGTTTGACTTTGGGCTTCCTCACTGCATGCGATACCGATTCCACCTGATATAAAGATAGCACCTGATGAATAACTTGTAGAAACTTCAGATCGGTTAAAATTAAGATTGCCTGTAATTGAACTGATACTCAAACTTCCATCAATATAAACATCACCAGCGACTCCTATACCACCTGCTACTTGCAATGCGCCATCTGTACCTGATGTACTTGAAGATGAATTTAAAATAACAACCTTGTTTTCAAAAAATGAATGTTGAGCATCAATTGAAACGCTGGGCGAACTTGATCCGTCTGGGGTTAAGTTAATTGTACCCGATGTTTGAATTTCCATTCTTTGGAAATTGTCACCGGTAAAAAAATTAATGCTACCTGAAGTGATATTTCCACCATAAAAATTAAGCTGACCTCCAGAATTTGTAGTTGTATTACCGCATATGACTACACGACTTCCGTCTGAAGAACTTGAACCTGTCAAGGTTAAAAAGCCTGTTCCATTATTTATCCCAATAGATCCATTTGATGGTAATACAAGATTTGTATTCATATCGGATGTAGTCGTTATTCCAACTCCTAATCGTGATGCAACTAACACATTTCGAGTATTATTAACATTAATAAATGTAGATCCTGTTGAATTATTTGAATTGATATAAAGATCACCTTTTCCAAAAGCAGAATTTATATTGACGTTCGAATTAACATCGAGACCAATGATGTTATTTTTAACTCCCGTTGAATCTAACCAATTAAGATACTTTGAATTATCAATTGTTAAATTGTTCTTGAAATTCCAAGAAGAAGACATTATAATAAGGTATTAAAAAAATTTTTTGTTTTTAATAACTATTTAATTATATGTATCGTTTGACAGGTATTTATTTGCATTTTTGCAGATCTTGGTAGTATCTTTCAAGCGATTTTTCAAAATTAAGGGACATTCCAAAATGAAATGCTTCAGGGCGTTTTTCTAAAATCAATTTACATGCTTGTTTAGGAGTCAAATTCTTTTTTGCCATCAAGTAAGCTGCGACCATACACGCAGATCTTTGCCTCCCCATAGCGCAATTTACAAGCATATTTTCACCTTGTAAAACAATGTGTTTATGAATAAACTCAACTGCAGCGGGCATAAACAAATGTGCTTTGTTAAAATCGACTTCTCTTAACGAGTCATCTATAGGTATACGCATATATTCTACGTCTTTTTTTGCAAAAGTATTTGGTATATCTTTTGAGCAATTTAAAACCGCCTTGATTTTTTTACTTTCAAAAAATTTTGGATCTTTGGCTGCAAGCTGATTTCCAAGATACAGTCTTGACATGATTTTATTATAAGCAGTTAATGGAGTGTCTTCATTCTTTACAACGATGGTTCCTTTTTTAATAGGTGAATGTTTATAAATAAAATCGGAAACTGACACTTTACGCTCTCGTTTAGGGTCTCGTTTACTCGTGTCTTTTACAGTTGCCATTAATATAACCTGAGAAAATAAATTGGCTTAAAAAGAACTAAACTAAAATGTATTATGGAATTTGAGATCAAGAAAAAACAGCCTTTAAAAGTGCTTTTCCAAGTGTGGTGGCAAATTCCTCATAGTTACTCGATCGTTTCAGCACTGCAACTTGTACATTTATATAAACGTTATGCAACTGGTCCTAACCCTGAACTCGATATGTACCTTGAAGAAATGCCTTATTTTCAAGCTCATTGGAATGATAAAAAGAAATTGGTTTATACAGAAGAATACAATCAAATTCTACGTAATTTAAAACCGCGAAGTGCGTGTGTAGGTAAATTTGATTTAATTTATCGTCAAACGTATCCTTATAATATCACAACGGGTGGTGAACTCGATTCCGTTCCAAAGTGTGTTTTTTACACAAGTGAATTTCGCAATTTTTTGAATCAAGATTATTTTACAGTTAATTCTGACCTCGCTAAAACAGATGCCGAGATCACACGATTTTTAAGTGACACGCCTAACATGTATTTTACCAGTCCAAGTGATTGGAGTAGTAAGGGTATGATACGTTATGGCATACCTGAACATCGAAATCGGATTATTACACATGGTGTTGACTCGACTATTTTTTATAAACAAACTGATACTCGCCGACGTCAGATTATCAGAAACATGTACAAAGTCAGTGACACAGACATTCTTTTGATTTCAACGGGTGCTATGACAGAGAATAAAGGCATCCTTTTAATTTTACAGGCATTGCATTTTTTAGTTCATCGTTTTAACAAAAAGAATTTTAAATTGCTTTTGAAAGGAACAGGAGACCTATATCAATCGAAACAATTCTTGGAAATTTATTTTGAAAAATTGGTCAGTGCAGGTGTTTTAAATGCACAAGAAATGGAATCGCTTTATCAAAATCACATTATTTTTACCGATAAAACACTTAGTTTCAGTAGCATCAATGATCTTTATAACGCAAGTGATTTGATGCTGAGTCCTTATCTTGCAGAAGGTTTTGGATTAACACCTTTAGAAGCACTTGCTTCGGGACTTCCGGTTATTGTTCCCGTTACAGGAAGTACCAAAGAATACATGGAAGACATTTCTCGAAATGGCGGGTCAGATTTTATTTTTTATGTCAAAAGTCAAATGCTTCAACATGAAAATGGAATGTGTCAAAACTCAATTGACATGAATGACTTATTAAGAGTGTTGATTGAAAATGAACATCGGTTCAAGGAGGTACGTTCTAATGCAGATTATGAGCGAATGAAAACATTTATTGAAACAGATTATAGTTGGAATAAGGTGGCAGAATTATTAAAAAATTATTTTACAGACATCTTGCGAGTATAATAGTATAATTTGTAATTCTTTTATTTTCTTTTCTTTGTAATTAATAAGTACTTAACTATGGAACACGTTATTATATTATTGTTAATTATTCTCTTGATATCTATTGGTTTCGCTAATACAGAAATGAGTCCAGAATCAAGTACCAGAAAAATAATTCCAATTGCAGATATTCAATTTTCTGAACAAAATTTTCCAAGTGTTGTATATGAAGACATCTTTAATGGTCCTAATGTGTGGCAAGGAGGATATAATTTAGACCAAGGACGTCCTGTTGCTAAAACGCAGCGACGAGGCGAGCAAGCTTCTCCACCAACGCCATCTGGCTATGTAAAAAGCGGTTAAAGCGTTTCTCGTTCACGTTTTTAAAAAATTTACTTTGTATATTCTAATGAATATAATATACAATGCCTTTGATTATATCAAAACAAGTTTTCCTTTTGTATTTTTTAATACCTTGACTACTTTACCCTTGATGCAATCATTTATTACGTTTGATGGTATGATATGCGCAAGTGTTTTTTTAAGACATTTCTTACTATTGAATTTAATTAAATTAAAAGCGGTTTCGAAATTAGAGTATAAGAGAGAGATTATAAAAAGATATCAAAGAATTTATACTTTAAGCTCGATTGATCGTTATTTGTTTTATTTGGGTATTTACTTTATATACAACGGCATCGCGCGTCTTTTAACGTATTTTGATACAGATGTTCAATGTGTAAAATGGATGTTACTGATCTTAATAGTGCCGAATGTTCAAAATAAATTTCTAAGTTGGTTTCCAGTCAACTATTATCTCGAGAATAAAGAAATTTTTATACGATATTTTTTTTCAAAATTAATTATCACAAGCTTTCAAAATTTACATAATGATATACATCGTATTTCGAATTACAATATTTTTATATTATACAGTGAACTGACGCTTGATTACATTTATAAAATTACAAGAAATTTCTTGTTTGTCAGCTTGCTTTACTTTTTGAAAAGTCAAGATTTTACTTATTTTTATTACAAAGCCATCAAAGTTGCTTACATGTATCATACGGGTTATAATTTTGTTAGCATGTCCCTTTATGATTCTGTTTATCTCGCGAATTTAATTATAAAAGAAAAGAGATGGAATGAATTAACAAAGATGGAGGTCATTAACATGTTTTATGTATTGATTTCTTCTAAATTCTCAGATCCAAATTCAGATGTATATGTTAATTCGAATATACTTTTTTTTCAGACTTTTTCTATTTGGAGTATTATTTCATTTGTTAAAATTTTTGGTAAAATGATTCCATTTAATTACAAAGTTTTTTTCTATGCGAGCTTAATCTTTACTATGTATGCATTAAAATTCAGGAACAAAACAAGAAAAATTATTACAGGTATTATTGTTCATTACCTTTTGCATTTTAATATAAATGATATTATCATTACATTGATCATCATCGGTCATGACATAGTTTATTATATTTTAGGTGAAATCTATTTCTTTATTCGAAATATTATGTCTATTCGAAAAGTAGTTATGATATACGAGACTAAAAAAACGAATATAGTTTCAGATTTTGTGATGGTCTCATAATATATGATAAAAATGGTATGGTATCATAATATATGGTTTATTTGAAAATTTTTTTTACCTTCCTTATTTTAGATGTCCGTAATAGAACATGCCAAATTATTACTCGACAAATCTTGGAGCGAAGAGGAAAAGCAACTGATTAAAAAAATGATTGATAATTTGAATTTTTATAAATCGTTGATACCAAAAGCATTAAAAAGTGACATCATTGCTGTATTTGAACTTGCTAATAGAATAAAAGATGAATATGACATTTTAAAATCTGGAGAAAAGACGTATGCGTGTGCGTGCGTGACAAAAGAGTAATTGTTCAGGGTTTATATTTTTTTTTAATTAAAATTTTGATTAAAAAATTTGTTGAAATGTCGATTACAAATTGATACTTGTAGTAAGGGCTCTGAAACTAATATCACCCGTAAATTCTGAACTATTTGTATACAGCATTTGACCGCTGTTATTGATTGTCAGTTCAATTTGAGGAATAAAGTCTCCAGCGAATTGAGTATTGATAACCCAACCAGCTTCGCCCTTTTGAATACCCAGGATTTTATAGACTGAAAAGAGCCCATCTAAAGAAACAGATACAATCGCATCAAATGATCGAACATAAGCATTGTCAAATGCAAATCCAGTAATAGTCGTTGGGCTTAATGCAGTAGGTAAAGTAGAAATGTGTTCCAAGAAAAGATCTCCATAACTTGGAGTAAGATCAACATTGTTCACTTTGAGATCTCCTGTAAGGCTCGTTAAAGAATTGGATGGATTTCCTAAAGAGATAAAAGTCGAACCTGAATAGGTATTTCCACCGATATAAGCATCCATACTAATTGATGTATTTCCACCAATATAAGTATCTAAACCGATGGCAACACCTCCAGCAACAGTTAATGCTCCACCGTTTTGCGAATTGACTGCATTTTGCATTTCTTTAATACCAATACCACCATTAGTGACAAATGAACCGGTGGAAGCGCTTGTAGAAGGAATGGCTTCAGAAGCCAAGTTAAAGCTACCTTGAAGAGTAAGCGATCCAGTTACTGCAAGTGCTCCTGTAGTAATACCAACATCAAAGTAACTTGCACTTCCAACCGTAATACCAGAAACTAATTCAGATGCGCCAGTTACAAACAACGTGCCCATAGTAACAAAGTCCATAGAGACACTTGCAGCGCTAAGATATGTTAATGCAAAAGTACCACCTGTAACAAAGTCTAAAGAGACGTTACTTGCACTTAAACTGGTCATTGCGAAAGTACCACCAGTAACAAGATCCATAGCAACATTTGAAGCACTAATATTGGTAATAGCAAAAGTACCACCAGTAACAAGAGACAAGGCAGCATTTGAAGCACTAATATTGGTAATAGCAAAAGTTCCACCAGTAACAAGTGTCAAGGCAGCATTTGAGGCGCTAATATTGGTAATAGCAAAAGTACCACCAGTAACAAGAGACAAGGCAGCATTTGAAGCACTAATATTGGTAATAGCAAAAGTACCACCAGTAACAAGAGACAAGGCTGCGTTTGAAGCACTAATGTTGGTCATAGCCAAAGTACCACCGGTCACGAAATCTAACGCAACGTTAGAAGCACTAATATTGGTCATTGCTAAAGTACCACCGGTGACAAGATCAACAGAAAAGTTGCTGGCGCTTAAGCTGGTCATTGCCAAAGTTCCACCAGTCACAAGATCAACCGAAAAGTTAGATGCACTAATGTTTGTCATAGCCAAAGTTCCTCCTGTAACAAGATCTAAAGAGACGTTAGATGCGCTAACATTGGTCATTGCCAAGGTACCTCCAGTAACAAAGTCGATCGCAAAATTATTGGCACTCGCCGTTGTAAGAACGGAACTTCCGGTCACATTCAATGCACCTACTAAATTTGTTGTTCCATAAACGAGAGTATCTCCAGCTAAAGTACTTGCTGAACTAACAAACAAAGAACCGGCACTAACAGCGCCGTGTAAAAGAGTTTGGCCCGTAACATAAAGTGCTCCAGCAGTAACAAACCCATTCAAAATGGAATCTCCGGTAACAGCTAATCCACCCGCAGTTTGATTTTGAATATTAGCATAATAAATATTGGCATAGGTAGCATACAGAGCATAGATATTACCAATAGTTGATACATTCAAAGTACCTGTGCTGACATTTAAATCAGTAAAATTAACTTGAGTTGTATTAACAGCATAGGTAGTTCCGCTAACAAAAAGGTCTCCTGAAATATGCAAAGTAGACATCGTTGCTTGTTGAGAAACAGTTAAAAGATCAAAATTACCACTTGAAGCAGTAATATTTCCGGTTGACATACCGAGATCATGCTTTAAGTACAAGTTATCAAAGTAAGCATCCGTACCATAAGTATCTCCTGAGATACCCAACCCTCCACCTAAAATCATAGATCCCGTGGTAATTGAATCAGATCCTGTCCGATCGAGCACAATAACAGATTGGTTGAAATAATACGAACTTGTATTCAACGATGGTGCCATTTTTATATATCTTTCTAAAATAAATTAATATTTTTTAAATGTGTATTTAAAAAATGTGTAAAATGTGTAAAATGTGTTTGAAAAATATTTTTGAAAAATTAAAATTTAATAAATTTGAGATTATCAATTAAGTTAAAAATAGGCGATATATCAAATAGTTGAAATGAATCGTTTATAAAAACATGCCCTACTGTATTTACTTCTCGCATTTTAGTTGTAAATGCAATACATTTTGCAACCGCGGTATCATCTATAAAATCAAGCCGGTTGATATCAACAAAAAGTTTTCGAAAATTTTGACCTAATTGTTTATAATTCTTTTTATTAGATTCATTAATCGTGCTTAATTCGAAATCAATAATATCACATTTAAGTTCTCCTTTTTGATTTTGTTTTAATAATAAATTTTCTAAATGTAAATCATTGTGTAAAAATCCAATCTCTTGATTAGCATATAATAATGTAGAAATCGCGTCTCTAATAATCTTTTTAAATTGTTCAAAATTTGATTCATTCCAAGAATAATTTAATACATTTCCGATAGGATAATATGGCATAATAATAGAAAATGTCATTATAGAACCATCTGGATCACATATACCTGTATCTCTGTACGAATCTAATATATTTCCACTAAAATCCTTTGGAATGTATTTATCAAGTTTATCTAAACAGGAAAATTTACAAATATATCGAGTAAACCCCTTAAAATCACGTAATTGTTGATTAATATCGTATTCTCTTTCAATATGATGTTTGTCTCCAATTTTAATGACAACTTGCATATTTTGATTTAATAAACCTAATATAACTTTAGAATCAAATAGAATACGTTTAATAATCAACCATTCGCGTGTATTTTTATTATCGAGCACTTTTGTTTGACAATTTACATAATATTTTGTTGATCTAACTGGATTTGCCCGTCTGCGTTCGCCTCTTTTTATTAAATCCATTTAATGTATATGTGTATATGTATATAATAAAAAAAATTTATAATATAAACTAAAGTGTCCTGTTTAAGATGTTAAAGAAAGCGCTCTAAATTTAATAGTTGTTGATACCCAATTTGGTATATCAGATGATATATATTGAATCTGACCAGAGTCAGTTATATTAAATATGAGTCCCGTATTTTCTCCAATATATCCAGAATTCATTTGCCAGTAATCAGATAACTTGATACCTTTTAAATCATAACCTGCATTTATTGTTTCCGTTGCTGTCACAATGACAACTGAAACCATGGCCGTAAAATAACTGGTATTAGCCGCATCGAAAAAGAATCCTGATACATCAGTCGGTATAGTTTGATTATTGGTTGCAGAAAAGAGGTGTTCTCGAAAAATGTCGCCCGTATTCATGCGGATTTCATTACCAGACAAAAACAATGATCCATTTGTAAAAACGAGATCACTTGAAGCAGCAGGTCTATTTAAAGCGTCTCCAAAAAGGAGTGTACCTGAAGTATAAAAGCCAAGCGTTTGAAGGTAATTTCCAGCAGTCACATTTGTAAAGGCACCATAGCCGGTCGTAAATGATCGGAAATAAATAATAGTTGTTCCTGAAACATTTGTATTTGTGTACTGGATTTGACCTGATGGGTCGATTTGGAAAGTGACACCTGAATCATAATTACCGATAAGACGCGTACTCATTTGCCATTCGGAATCAAGTTTTCTCCAAATACCATTCAGTTCAAATTGTGTATAAATGCCAATCGAATTTTCAAGGTAAACTAGGGCTTGGAATGAACTCGTATAAAGCCGATCAAATTTAAATTGAGGAACGTTGAGTGGACTAAACACAGCATTCCCTAATGTAAATCCAATTTCACGGATATCTCCATTTGAAATTCCGAGATAATAATCAACATATTCTTTATTCACAGCATCTAACGGATAAACAGGATCAGCTAAGCTTGTAATATTCTTGCTATTTACATCGATGCCATTTCCGACTATTAGATTATCTTTAATGATTGTGCCTCCATTTGCGACGAGTACACCTCCAGAAGTTAAATTAGTTGCATGGCTCGTTCCTGAAAGAAGCAATGTGCCATTTGTAAAGGTCAAATTGATATCTGAAAGCGGCTTTGTTGCTCCATCACCAAAAAGTAACGTTCCTGATGTATAAAATCCAAGGAAATTCGTTCCAGATGTATAATTTCCAAGATTCAAATCAGAAAGAACACCATAACCTGTCGTCAAAGCTCTAAAATAAATGATATAATCTCCTGTACTACCCGTATTTGTATAAAGTATTTGTCCTGAATCATCTATGTAAAAATCAACTCCTGAATTATAATTACCAATGAGTCGCGTACTCATTTGCCAACTAAAACTGTAATCTCTCCATATACCATTTAGTTCAAATTGTGTATAAACATCAATTTCTGAATTGCGAAGATAAACCAAGGCTTCGAATGAACTAACACGCGTGCTGTCAAAACTGAACCCGGGAATAACGTGAGGTGTCATCACAGAATTTCCTAAAGTAAAACCTATTTCACGAATATCTCCCGTATTGATTCCAAGGAAATAATCGACATATTCTTTATTAACAGCATCTAAAGGACGGACAGGATCTGCTACACTAGTTATATTCTTATTATTCGCATCTATACCTCCACCTACGATTAATTTTTCTCCGATAATCGCTCCACCTGCTGCAAGGAATACTCCTCCCGAAGTTAAATTAATAGCAGGAGTTGTATTTGTTAAATGCAAGGAGCCATTCGTAAATAAAAGATCCAACGATGACAATGGTCCTCCACTGTTATTTCCAAAAAGCAAAGTACCACTTGTATAAAATCCAAGACTCGCTCCGCCACTTGTTGGATAATTAATGTTTGGCATGGTGACATTTGTAAATTCTCCATATCCAGTAGTGAGTGCCCTAAAATAAATAATCGAAGTTCCAAAAGAACCGCTGTTAGTATAAAAAATTTGCCCTGTACCGTCAATCGTAAAGACGACACCTGAATCATAATTACCAATGAGTCTTGTGCTCATTTGCCACTCGCCTTCGGATGTACGATAAATACCATTTAATTCAAATTGGGTATAAATTCCAGTCATTTCATTTTTAAGATACACTAAAGATTCAAAGGAACTAACGCGGGAGCTCTCAAATTTAAAATGAGTAATAGGCAAAGGACTTGCAACTAAATTTCCTAATGTAAAACCCATTTCACGGAGATCGCCATTCGAAATGCCGAGATAATAATCAACATATTCTTTATTAACGGCATCTAAAGACTCGATTGGATCGGCTACATTTGCAATGTTTTGTTTATTAGCGTCGATTCCGTGGCCTACAAAAAGATTTTCTTTAATAATCACACCACCATTGGCTGTTAAAACGCCTCCTGTAGTTAAATTAATAACAGGTGTTGTATTACCCAAGATTAAAGATCCATTTGTATAAAGTAAATCAATCGTTGCTAAAGGACTGGAACTATTGTTACCAAATAGCAAAGTGCCGCTTGTATAAAATCCAAGACTCGCGCCGTTACCAATATTTTCCATAGTCATGTTTGTAAATTCTCCGTAACCCGTTGTGAGCGCTCTAAAATAAATGACTGTTGTTCCCGAAGTACCACTGTTTGTATATCTGATTTGACCTGCTGGATTGATATCAAATAGAACGCCTGTATCAAAATTTCCAATCAGTCTTGTACTCATTTGCCATTCCGTTTCAGTTTTTCGATAGATACCGTTTAATTCGAATTGGGTATAAATTCCAGCTGTTTCATTTTCGAGGTAAACAAGTGCTTCAAACGAACTTGTAATCGTATGGTCAAACTTAAAATGCGTAATATCTTGCGCAGTAAGCACACTGTTCGCAAGAGTAAAACCTGTTTCACGTATGTCACCCGTTGAAATGCCTAGATAATAATCTACATAGCTTTTATTAACAGCATGATAAGGCATAATAGGGGTTGCAACACCTGATATATTTTGATTATTTGCATCGATCCCATTCTGGACTAACAAATTATTTCGAATAATAACACCTCCCAAGGATACAAATGAGGAACCGGAGCTCAAATTATAAGCTGGCGTTGTATTTGTGAGAAGTAACGTACCATTCGTAAATAACATATGACTGTCCGACAAAGGCCCGGCTGAGCCATTTCCAAATAATAAAGTTCCAGCTGTGTAATACCCCAAAAAATTGCCTCCTCCGATACTACCCATGGTCACATTGGTAAATTCGCCGTATCCAGTTGTAAAAGCTCTAAAATAAATAATCGTCGTTCCGATAGAACTTTCATTGGTATACTGGATTTGACCTGTTGGGTCAATTTGGAAAGTGACACCTGAATCAAAATTACCGATAAGACGCGTACTCATTTGAAACTCGGCATCTGTTGAGCGATAAATACCATTCAACTCAAATTGAGTAAAGATATCCGTTGTTTCATTTTTAAGATACACAAGAGCCTGAAATGAACTAACGACCGCGCTGTCGAAAGCAAAATTAGTTACTGGCAATGGACTAAGCACGCTATTTCCTAAAGTAAATCCGATTTCACGAAGGTCACCCGTTGAAATTCCAAGATAATAATCGACATATTCCTTATTCACTGCATCATATGGGTAAATTGGATCAGCAACACTTGTTATATTCTTCTTATTTGCATCTATACCATCTCCGACAAACAAATTCCGTTTAATAATTGCACCACCATTTGCGGTGAGAACGCCTCCAGAAGAAATATTAAGTACGGGTGTTGTATTTGATAATACCAAAGATCCGTTTGTAAATAACAAGGCTGAACTTGAAAGAGGCGCAGCGGTATTATTACCAAATAACAAAGTACCACTTGTATAGAATCCTAATGTATTTCCACCTGTCGTAAAATAACCATTACCAAATGTTACATTCGTAAATGCACCATATCCAGTAGTGATTGCTCTAAAATAAATAATCGTCGTTCCGATAGAATTTTCATTGGTATAATTAATTTGACCCGTTGAGTCAATTTCGAAAGTGACACCAGAATTGAAATCACCAATCAGTCGTGTACTCATCTGGAATTGAGAATTTCTATAAATACCATTCAACTCGAATTGGGTAAAAATGTCTGCCGTGTCATTTCGGAGATAGACCAATGCTTCAAATGAACTAACGCGATCACTTGAGAATTTGAATCCAGTAATTGGTAAAGGACTGAGTACATTATTTCCTAATGTAAACCCTGTTTCGCGAATGTCACCATTTGAAATACCGAGGAAATAATCAACATATTCTTTATTCACTGCATCTAATGGGTTCGTAGGTAAAGCCACGCTTGTAATTTTTTCATTATTTACATCTATTCTATTGGTATACAAGGGTCCTAAAATACTGGCTCCACCACCTACATTAAGCGTCCCTCCACTTCCAAGACCAATCGCAGGCTGCGTCGACAAAATATTAAGCGCTGTTCCATCAAACATAAAATTGGTATAACCGATAATGGATCCAGCAGATCCAGCAACTATGACTTCACCTCGAGTGAAATTTCCATAAACATTTCCTGTTGTAAAATTCGCAAGCCTTTGATCTACATAATACTTGTTTGCTACATCTAATGGCGCATTTGGAGACGTTACATTTGTAATAATGTTATTATTCAAGTATACTTTGCCACCAAAATAAGCATTCTTAAGAATACTCATACCACCACTTACATTCAAAGAACCTCCACTTCCAAGACCAGTTGCTTGCTGAGTCGAAAGTACATTTAATGTCGTTCCATCAAAGGTAAAAGTTGGATACCCGGCGATTGAACCAGCTGAAGCAGCAATGATGACTTGACCTTGACTAAAATTACCAAAAACATTGCCCGTTGTAAAATTATCAAACCGTTTATCGACATAGTATTTATTGGCTACATCTAACGGCACGCTTGGAGCTGTAACATTGGTGATGATACCTCCATCAAGATAAACATTTCTTCCGAAATAAGCATTTTTAAGAACACTTAAGCCTCCCCAATTTGTAAAGCCTCCTCCAGAAGTGACGCTAGTTGCATCTGACGTAGAATGTAAGATTAGACCATTATTAACAAATACAAATGAGGGGTATCCTCTTACAGAACCACTTGTCGAACCGATAATGACTTGCCCTTGCGTAAAATCACCTTTTAAAGCGCCTGCTGTTGTTTGTGAAATCATACGATCAACATAATATTTATTAGCAACATCGAGTGGACTATTTGGCGCAGTCACATTGGTAATTTGAGTACCATTCATATACAAATTGCCTCCGATATAAGTGTCTTTTTGGACTGCCATGCCACCTTCGACATCAAACGATCCTGTGCTCACGAGACTGTATGCATTTTGAGTTGATCTTACACTAAGCTTCGTTCCATCAAATACGAAAGATGGATAACCTGTAATAGATCCAGCAGTGCCAGCTACAATGACTTGACCTTGTGTAAAATTGCCATTCACATTACCTGTTGTAAAATGATCGAAGCGTTGATCTACATAATATTTATTTGCAACGTCTAATGGATTACTCGGCGCAGTGACATTGGTAATTTGAGTACCATTCATGTAAAGAATGCCTCCGATATAAGTGTCTTTTTGGACTGCCATACCACCTTGGACATCAAAGCTTCCTGAGCTCGCTAACCCAAATGCATTTTCTGTGGACGTAATACTCAATTTAACGCCGTCAAATAAGAAAGATGGATAACTTGTAATTGAACCAGCGGATCCCGCTACAATCACTTGGCCTTGTGTAAAATTACCATAAACATTACCTGTTGTAAAATGATCGAAGCGTTGATCTACATAATATTTATTTGCAACGTCTAATGGATTACTCGGCGCAGTTACATTTGTGATGATTCCTCCGTTGAGATAAACATTTCCAGAAACATTTAACGTACCTAAACTTGCACTCGTAATTTCACTTTCATAGACTGTTTCTTTAAAGACATTTAAACTGGATACAAATGAACTTCCAAAAGATGAATTTGTTGAGAAAAGATTTTCTGATGTAATATTTGTTGTTGCGATTTCGTCAGTAACAATTTTATTTGCATACAAGGTTTTTGATATAGCTACACCTCCAGCTATCGTTAAAGCGCCTCCGGCCGAATAACTTGTAGCATCCGTTGTTGTTTGAATTGAAACACCTCCTACGCTAATAAAACTGCCTGAACTGACTGAATAACTAGGCGTCGAATTATTAATATAAATAATACCACCTTTTCCTATGTATAAATTTTGTTGTAAAAATTGATCACCTGAAACAATCAAAGCGCCACCACTACAGACTGAAAGTGATCCGTAAAATTTTGAATTTTTAGCCACACTAATACCGCCATCAACTACAACACTTGCAGTTGACATATTCGTTGCTTGGATGGTTGACGGTACATAAATTTGACCGGCATTAAATATGTTTTGTTCTATTGAGATACCATTTTGTGTATTTGTATATTTAACAATTGCATTTGTATAAAGCGTGCCTGATAATTCGACCGAGCCATCTCCGTCTAAATAACAATCAGACTTGAGAACGGATAAATTACCATTCACTTGAAAGCCATTTAAATCTAGGCCTCCTGTATTACTCATATCTAATACAACACTTAAATATAGCAAAGAAATAAAAAAAAAAACTATAAACGACCAAAAGCCGAAATTCGACCTTTAATCAATTCTGCGTTCTATTTCAATTAAGTTGATAGTAATTTAGTTTCAAAACTTCCATGCATTGTATTGGAGTTTTGATCATTTTTTTATAAAGTTTTTCATTGAAAAAATCTGTTTCAAAGTATTTTTGAGAGATGATTTCCATCGATTCTTCTCGAATTTCGATAAATGGAATTTCCGAGGCTCGAAGATAAAGAACAAATGAATCCATCTTTGTATGACTGTTATTGATAATAACCGGAATGGTTCCAAGATACAAAGATTCAAAAAACCGATGCGAATCAAGTCCGTTGCCCCTAATACATAAACAAAAACGATGTTCAGATAAGTCGACAAGATAATCTGCAAATGGCTTTGGATCTGTAATATTTTGAGAACTTAGATACTTGAGTACTTCCGCACGATAGCTAAAGGTACTTGGATTGATATTAATATAAATGTTTTTGGTTTTCTTTTGAAGGTAACTCTTGGCCATCACAGAATAAAGGGACAAGATGTCACCGTGTTTAAACATACTATTTGCTAATCCGATTGGAAGCAAGGTTACTTTTTTAGAATAACTTGATGTGTCAGGATTTTGTGCAAAGATATGTTTAATTTGTTTATTTTCAAGTAGCGAGTCCATATTAAAAGGGTGATCCGAATTGTGTAGATAAAATACAAAATTTATTTCAGGGTCGACCAAAGGTAAAATATATTTGACGAATTCGTCTAAAATATGCGTATAAATAAACAATTTAACAGGCCCGTTAGATTGTACCATTTTAAAGATTTGATTCAACTGATCGGGATTAACACTTTTAAAGTCTCTGACCATAATCATTCGCGGATGTTGTACACCTTGATGATAATTTGCGATGCCAGGCGTTGTAATCACAAAATCGCACAAACTTAAAACACGGTCTCCTGTAATGATGTCATTGTATTTCATATTAAAGACACTTGAAAATTGATACAATTGTTTTGAATGAATATGTAAATTTGCAACTTGTTTAATTTCGTGTTGTTCGGCTTGTTGTTGCGCGTAGATTAATTGAACAGGAACGCGAAGATGCTCCAAAAAGACGTCTTTTCTAAAAAAACTAGGATTACCATTTGTAATTTTAAAAACAGATGATTCATTTACAAAACCTTTGCTTGGATTATTCATTCGTTTTAATTGTTCTTCGCGTTCCGTCGGTTGGGTAGGTAAATTATTTGGATCAACACCACCAAGGTACTGTCCAATCGCCGCGCCATCAAAAATGAGAAATCCAGCATTGTTTTCGAATGTAAAAGGGAAATGCTTTTTATTCGGATAAGTTCCAAGAAGATCCATGTCATTTAAAAATCCAGAACTTGAATCGTATTTTTGTAAAATATAAGTTGTCAGATCCTTTAAAATACTGTCATTTGGAATGTAAATAATCGAAGGAATAACACGCTTTGGATTGTCTTGAACCATGTACATGAAATTAGTGTCCAAATTGTTACAAATTGAAGCGAGATCTTCATAAAGCATAATATCATTTTCCATGTGAAATGCATTCGTAATTTGGAATAACTCCATAAAACGCTGAATATAAAAGAATCTTGAAGTAGTTGAAATCCAAAAGCCGTCTCGAAATCCAACCATTCCAGTTGGTAATTTTTTACAAAGTGCATCAAACTGTGTCAATTGGTCTGACTGGATGATACTCAAGGGAACTGCGATCACTTGTTGAACATTTGAACGATAAAGATCTAAATTAAATTTAGAGATTTCATTTTTGAATTCGGAAATAACAGTGTCATCCAAAAGAACGTAAATACAGACTTCTCGATTCACAAGCAAAGCCTGATAAACACAATCGTAAATGTATTCAGGGAGCGTTTTCCCTATGTGAATCAAAATTAAATTTGGGATAGTATTCATTTTATATGTTATTTAAGATTTATTTAAATAGCAATTTTTTCAATTTATTTTACTTCGGCGTGCGTCCGCGTCCACTTCAGCGTCGTTAGTTCAAGGTAAACAAGTACAACGTTTGATTAATCGTTGAAAGCATGTTGTCACGGATAGTTAAAAGATCGGTATCAGATGATTTAACATACTTTGGTAAGTCGGTTCGTAAATAATCAGCATATTCACGTAAAACGGTTGTCATTGTAGAATCAGTTAATTCATTAACAGGAATTTCGAATGTTTCACCAAATTGAGGGCGTTTATAGCGTCCAGAATAAACTTCAACGAATTCATCGATTGACTCTAACAACGATCCAAATAATTCATCAGATGCTTTGTGTCGCGCAAATGACTTTGTTTGCCAATGATACAATTTCACATTTAAAGCCATATGAAAGAAAAATTTCACAATTGATTCGCAACCCATTTTAAATTAATAAAATAAAATAATTTCCGTAATTAAACGAAAAATTAAATCAATTAAATTAAATATCCTAAACTTAAATTACAGTAATTTACAACAAGTTACAACAATTTACTAACAAGTTATAGCAATTTACTAACAAGTTACAGCAATTTACTAACAAGTTATAGCAATTTACTAACAAGTTACAGCAATTTACTAACAAGTTATTAATTAGTGAAAAATTAATTTACTAACAAGTTATTAATTAGTGAAAAATTAATTTACTAACAAGTTATTAATTTTTTCTTGAACCTTCACCAATTTATTAAATGATTTAACTAAATAGGATGCATTTATTTTAAAATGTTCACAAAAAGTATTAAGGTCAACTAAAGTCGTTTGTATTAACAAGTAGTAAAAGCAAATAGTGCTGCACAAACTGTCATGAGGAAGTAATTTATTATCATCCACTATTTCCATAAGAATGACGAGTTTTTCTTCAAAATCGCCACTAGTATTTGTCTTGGTTAAAAAATCATTTCGTAATTGACGAACGCGAGACACATTCGATGCGTTCGATGCGTGAGACACATTCGATGCGTTCGATGCGTGAGACACATTCGATACGTGCGACACATCCGATACGTGCGATGCGTTCGGTACGCGAGACACATCCGATGCGTGCGATACGTTATATATGTCCGATAAATTTATATCAAGTAAAATTCTATCTGCTTTTGATATGTATTTTGAATTTATATTGGCACGTTTTGCTAAATAAATAGGATCATAATCTTTGCAGATATAACAAATGCAGTTTATTATAATAGCATCTTTCACTCGTGAACGTTTTGAACCATCATTTTTTTCTTTAATCTTTTCCAAGACACCATTTACTAAATGTGCTATTGAATCAATTAAATTAGGATAAATAGACAATTGTTCGCAGAATTCACGTACATATTTTTTCAATTTGTACTCTGTTTTTTCTTCTTTTGACCATGAGATCCATTCTTGCAGTTTTGTTAAACGATGAAACGGCATGGATCTTGATTTATTTTCAATCGGATGTTCATAAATAAAATTATCAAACTCCGGCTGAGTTTCTAAAACAAGACCGCAATTTAAACAAGCTATTTCATTTCGTTCAAGATGTTCGCAATTTGAACTTTTTTTTTGAACAACCTTTGCTTCGATTTCTTTCGACCGTTCCCTAAAAACGGTTTCCCATATATTATCATAATTTTCCATTG